GAGAAAGCACGGATGAGCAACATTGCTCTTGAACCTTTCTTGGCGAAGGAACATACGCTCTTGGGATACATCAACTCGGCGTTGAAGACCACATCCGTCAAGCAACTGGTTGGATTGCTGACCAAGATGGAAGAGATACTCACCAACCTTCTCTCGTCATCGTCCAAATCGTTGGTAGGAGGAAACCTATTGTTTGAGAAGGACGAAATCAAAGACATCGCAGAAAAATACGGAAACATTACCCACCTTCTCTATGATATTCTCAATCCAACCTATCACTATCTCCAATCCCGTTCGCCCGTAGAACGAGCAGCTGCTCTCGGTCTTCGTCAACTCGCCCAAGATATTGATTTGAGTGTTTTAGCGATTGAAGACAAACCCTTAACGAAAGAGGATAAGATGCGTCTCAAACAACACGAGAAGGCGATCAAGTTTCAAGAAAATAAGGTTCTCAACGAATCCCCCACGATCCCCCAGTTCTTCAACAAGCACCTCAAAGAGGCGTATGACCTCCTCTTGAAGTTTTACGGCGATGAACGTATCGTTAGAGCGTTTATAGAGACACCCGAGTTTGTCGTGAATGACCCAAACCTATTCAAGAAGGCGGAAGCGTATAAAAAGGTGTATGAAGCTGAAACGGCAAAGAAACGAGCCGAACAATCCGCCAGAGATAAGGCTGCGGCGGCGGCGAAAGCAGTAAAAAAGTAAAGTTTGAGCCGTATTCTCGCTTTTGTGATAGGGGGACTGAAAGAGTGCCTTTACGATGAAATCACAGAAGAGTGATGGACTTTTTGTAAAACTTTCTCATATAAGAGAAATGCCGTCGCTCTCCTTTGATAAAGATAAGGGTGCGAAGCCTCTCGCAGTGGTAAAAGGCGGTGAAGAAGATGGGAATGTGCTCTATCTCCACGAGGAAGATAAGAAAGGTGGTCGTCGTCCCAAAGGCGAGATCCAAGCATCCAAGTATGCGACGGAGTTGCGTGAAGTCAAACCCGCTGACCGCGTCAAGCTCTTGAATCGTCTTGCCGAAGCACGACACAAGGGATTGGATGCTGATCAATTGGTTGGCGAAACGGGACTGGGCAAAGCTCTTTACGAACGCATCCTCCACGACGACACCACCGATAAGAGCATCAATCTTCCCGACGATTCGCAGTTGTGTGTTCTCCCTTCACCCGATCCCAAGAAGCGTGAAGTGTTCTACATCGCTGGTGCCTCTGGCTCGGGCAAGTCCTATTTCGCCAAAGGGGTTGCCGAACTTTATAAGAAACTCCACCCAGCTCGCAATGTCTATCTCATCTCCAAGTTGGAGGAGGACAACACGCTGGACAAGATGAACCCTCCGCCCAAACGTATTAATATCCAGACCCTCATTGACGACTATCCCGAACTGGAAGAGTTCCAAGATTGTTGTGTGATCTTTGATGACTACGACACCTTCACGGGTCTCGCAGAAAAGGTAGTTCATAAACTAATAGATGACTTGGCTACGATGGGTCGCCACACGAATACAACGATGCTTTGCTTGTCGCACTACCTCACAAACTACAAGAAGACCCGTCTGCTCCTCAACGAAGCCACCCATATCGTCGTGTATCCAATGGCGACATCCTTCCACGCTCTATCATACCTACTCAAAACGCACATCGGTATGACCAAAGACGATTGCCGTGATCTCAAAAAGCAAGGTCGGTGGGTGTGTGTCTATAAACATTACCCTCAGTGGCTCATTTCTGCTCATCACGCACGGATTCTCAACCAGTAAGAATAGACGGAAGGGTTTCATACGGCGGTGGTGGAGGTGGTGGAGGTGGAGGATGACGAGATGTTGTGGGTGGAAACAGAACCCTTGCCGAATACGACGGATTCTCCGTTGCCGTGAAATCGCTGGGTTTGGTAGGAACCACGCTCATCGTTGTTGGAGTATGATGGAGTCGTCGTGCTGACCGATTGTTGATAAGAACCGCTACGACAATGATCGTCATCAAGACAAAACAACCCATAACACTGCCTATCGCAATGTAGGTGATGTTAGGGGGAGCTTCTTGGGGAGCAGTAGCAGTAAGCGGTTGTTGTTGAATGATTCCACGCGATCCCGTTCCCGACTGGGTCTGGGTTCCCGTGAGAGTTTGGGTTTGCGTTCCCGTTTGTGTCTGGGTTAGAGTTTGCGTTTGCGTTTGCGTTTGAGTTGGTGTCCCCGTCTGCGTTGCCGTTGAAGCCGTAGAAAGTGTTGATGTCCCCGTTCCCGTTAGAGTTGTTGTTGGAGTCAAACTCACTGCTCTACTGCGTGTCGCAGTTGCCGTCGCAGTTCTCGTCCTTGACCGAGTTGCCGTTGCCGTTGCGGTTGAAGTCAAACTCAACGCCCTACTTCGTGTTGCCGTTCCCGATCGGGTGATCGTTGTCGTTCCAGTTCCACGTCCAGTTCTGCTCCACGAGCTCGTCCGTGTTGGTGTAGCAATCACACTCCTCGTTCTCGTTCTCGTTTGCGTTTGCGTTTGCGTAGGGGAAGGTGTAGACACGGCAAAGACACTCAAAAGCCCTACGCAGAGCCAAAAAAGTCGCATTGTTGTCCTTATAGGAGATTAGTTTTTTATCCTATTATTTTGATGTAGATGATGTAGATGAAAAAGTAAAAAAAGTCGCCGAGCCGTTTGAGATTCTCCGTAGGAAAAGTTTAGGTTTTGATCTACATCATCTACATCAAACTGATAGGAACTGCTTTTCTTGTCCTATTATACAAGAAACGAAGGGATTTGAAATCTAATGTGAAGAGAACATAAATGTCCTACGCTATTTGGAACGTATCCAGCTACTATGTGGTAGGCGATGTTGTTGTTGAGGGAACATCTCTGTATCGGTGTATAGCAGACGCACAAGCACTCTTGACGTCGCCGTCAATAGACACAACGCACTGGGCTACACTCGGTCCAAAAGTGGAAAACACGTTTCCATCGGGGCAACACACTTGTATTGCGGGAACTACGCAAACTATCACAATCCCAAATCTAACGACGAGTGGAATCGTGAATCTAACCTATGTCCATCCCACTGGGGGAGGTGCTGGGCAATTCTTTCAAAATGTTGTTCCAACGGCAAATACCCTTACCATCACGCTGGGACAGACGGCAGCAATAACGGAAAGTATTCTTTGGTCTGTTGCTAAACTATAATTGGTATAAATCAAATGTGAGGGATACATAAACAGAATGTCCTACGCTCTGTGGAATCAATTCACCTACTATTTCACGGGTGATTACGTGATTGATGGGGCTGCCGTTCTCTATCAAGCAATCAGTCCAGTAGGACCTACTGCGACTCCTCCTCCCAGCGATCCAACACACTGGACGAATCTTGGATCTACAACGGGAGGTGCGACTGGACCAACGGGACCTTCGGGCGGACCAGTGGGACCAACGGGACCACAAGGACCAGCTGGAACGAACGGAACGAACGGAGTTAATGGTGCGAATGGTGCGACTGGACCTACGGGTCCAGCGGGTAGTGTGGGTGGAATAGGACCTTCGGGTCCTACGGGAGCAAGTGGACTTACGGGTCCTTCGGGACCTTCTGGACCTACGGGACCTTCGGGTGGTCTGGGACCTACGGGACCTTCTGGACCTTCGGGACCTACGGGACCACAAGGACCAGCGGGAGGTGTCGTGTCTATCTCTACGAACGGAGCGAATCCAGTTGTGGGAGCATTGAATATCACGGGCGGTAGTGGAACGGGTATTTCATTGACGAGTGGACTCTTGACGCCTACGAGCATCACCATATCCACGAATCTTGCTGCTGGAACTGGAATAGGTATTGCGAACGGGTCTGGCTCTCAACTGGTTATCTCGGCAACTGGCGGTGGAGGTGGCGGAACGACAACGGTGTATACTGCTTCCCCAGTGTCTCCTTATGTTGTTCCTACTCCTTCGGGTGGAGTGGTTGGTGATCCCGTTCGGGTTGAGGTGTATATGAAAGGAGGCGGTGGAGGCGGTGGAGCATCATCGCAAAACGTTAGTGCTTCTCCTCCTTTCCCTTTTACGAACGCTGCTGGTGGAGGTGGAGGTGAAGGAGCTTCTTCTATTGGAACTCTTCAATTTCCAGCCACTTTTATTATGACTGCTGGGTCTACGATTAACGTAGTCGTTGGATCGGGTGGAGCGGGTGGTGTGTATGGCGGATCGGGTGATGGAGGTGATGGCGGTGCCTCGTCAATTGATTGCGTCCAAACACCGCTCAACGGAGGACCTATTACCGTTGCTGGTGGCGGTGGTGGAAAGGGTGGAGCTATTGTTCTGGGTGTATCAGCAGTAGGAGGTAATGGCGGAGCTGGTAATGGTGGTGGCGGTTCGGCTTATGCCGCTAATGCTGGGATAGACACGGCTGGTGTTGGAAATGGAACTGGAAGTGATGGCGGAGTAGGAGGCAACGCTGTTGATGGTGGTAGTGGTGGTGGGTTTCGTGGTGGAGCAGCTGGAACTGCTCTTGTGTGCGGTGGCGGTGGTGGTGGCGGTAGTGGCGGCGGTGCTGGTGGAACAATCGGCGTTCTTGGTGGATCAGCTGGAACGGCATACGGAGCTGGTGGTGGTGGAGGTAGTTTGGATAATGGAGGTTCAGCACAAGGGTTTGCGGGAGGTGCTGGTGCTGCTGGTGTCGTAATCTTCACGGCTTATGTATAATGGATCTATCAACACTGGCGTCGGCGGGTCTTTCAACGACGGCAATCTTGGTCATCTATGGTCTTTATAGATTATGTCTTGTTCTGGTAGGACGGCGTTTCGTCTCGCATTGTTGTGAGCGTGAAGTGAGAGTGGGCATTAATGTGGAAGAGTTCACACCACCATCGGCACACCAATCAAGAAGTCAAACTCACTTACACCAGCACGTCCATTCGGTTGGGTTCCCGACCCCCAGCCGTAATGGTCCCGCCGAATCGCGTTTAGAACCTCTGTTGCTCCATCACCGAGAAAGTCAAGTAAGTATTGATACGCTCCCGAGCGAACAAGATGAGGCGGAAACGCTCTCTCTTGAATCAACTGCGTCATCCAGCGTTCTGTCCAAGCAATCAACGCTTCATTAATAACATTCGCAGCACAATCTAATAAAAGCCGAACATCACTACGACTCAAACGAGGAATCTTCTTGGATTTCTCCTTTGGTTCGGTCTTCTCCTTTGGTTCTCTCAGTTTGCGTTGGTCGGTAGAGAACGGCGAGCCCCATATATTCTTGGTCATTTATAATGACCGACGCAGAAGAAGTGCGAGATTATCCTTTGAGCGACGACGATATTCGCAAACTCTTGGGAGGCAATGTATCGTTGATGACCTACCCCGAACTCGCAAAGAAGCGGTCGCTCCAAGAGTGTTTTGATTCTAAGGGGCGGTGTATCATCCTCTTCTTGACGCAAGACGAACACACGGGGCATTGGTGTTGTATGCTCCGCACAAAGAAGGGCGTGGAGTTCTTTGATCCTTACGGCGACAAGCCCGAAGAGCAGTTGGACGACGTTCCGCAGAATCGGTTGGAGCAGATGAATGAGTCGCAACCTTATCTCACGGAACTGATGCGACAAAGTGGTCTGCCTATCTACTACAACAAACACGGCTTCCAAAAGGAGCGTGGAGATATTAACACTTGCGGTCGCCATTGCGTCGCTCGTCTTCTTTACGGCAATAAGTCGCTCTCGCAGTATAAAAGCATCATAGACAAGACGGGTCTCTGTCCAGATGATTTTGTATCGGGTCTAACCTATATGAAGTTGAAGAAGTAAGAAGAAAAACTGGGGTAGTAGTATAAATGAACCGCCAACTAGCGTCTGTCCAGTATGTCGGCGGAACTGACGCCGATCCCGACTATGTGTATTACAACGCCGACATCGTCAACAACACGACGGATGACCAGACGGCTGCGGGCGATGCGATCCAAGACCCGAACATCATATTCAATGAGCAGCGTGATTACCCTATTATTCGGGACATTTCCAAATACAACTTCTCCATCGTGCGTTTCACGATGAACGGAGCCAACTTGGATCTGCCTCTCTTTATCCCGAGCATTCGGGAAGGCACGGGGCAGACGAACCCGAACCTCACGACTTACGGACTGGCGATTCCGCTCCAAACGTCAGTGCTATCCGCCCTTGCGGTTCCTACCCCTACGGCTTGGGTTCAAGGTGTTCCCGTTGCCGTAGGGGATTATAGGTCTTATGTGGATGGTTCGGGAACAACCCAGTATGTCCAAGCCCAAGTGGCGATGCCGTTGGGCGATGTGAATCCCAACCCAGCTATCGTTCCGCAAGCACCACTCTACTGGATCGCACTGGGTTCCACTCTTCCAGCTGCTACTTCCGCGATCGTCAATGCTTACCCAACGACCCGCTTCATTGAGTTTCAACCGCAGAACAAGAATACTCAACTCGCTCCCGTTCCCAATACTCTTGCGAGCCCGAAGTTCAAAAACACTTGGAGTGCTGGAACGCAGTATGCGGCTGGGGACATTATTACACTGACGGCAATAGACCAACGCTATCAAACGTATAGCGGTCCTTTCTACCAAGCAAAGATCCCGCAATCCCAATGGAAATCTGGGGTTCTGTATCCGCAAAACTCGCAAGTCCTCTATGGAAGTGTATCGTATTACGCACTGAACGATATTAATTCAACGACTCCTCCTCCCACCGACCCAACAAACTGGGCTCTGGCTCCACCGATCGGTGTATCCCCGCCGAATCAGTTCTGGAATCTTATCGGCGACAAGCAAGGAGAACCGCAAGATCTTGGAACTGATTATTACTGGGTCTACACTTACCAGAATTGGGTAGATCAAATTAATAACGCTATCCTTGACCCCGCTGATCTTAACTTATCTGCTGCTCCTCCCCGTCTTTCATCGTCGTGTGCGATGTGCGACACCTACTATGCCTACTACGATGCGTGGGTCGCTATTAGTCCCGCGTTCGCTGCTAATTTTCCTTATCCTACATTGAGGTCGTTTATGAACGGCATTGGCGGAGGTGTCCAAGCTCCCCAGCTCGTCTATGACCCATCGTCCCAGAAGTTTTCTGTCTACTTTGACTCTAACGGCTTTGGTCAGCGTCTCACAACCTTCACGGCGGGAACGGCACTATACACGCAGACATCCGTGCCTTCCTTCAAGCTTTTCTTCAACACGAACTTATACAACCTTTTCCAATCATTACCTTTTAACTACTGGAACAATACGACGTTGAAGGGTGGTCCGTTCGGCAACGGGGTTGCTGCTCCCGATGGGTATGTCTATGAGGTGCTCGTCCCCAACAAGTTCTACACGAACGTTGCTGATTATCGCCTCTCACCGCAAGGAGCGACACCCGCTCTTGGCTATGTTCCCTACGGAGCATCCAACGTTCCCGAGCAGCCCCTTT